GCGTGTTTACACGGTCGAAAACAACGCGCTGCAAGACATCAAACATGGCACTCCGACGGAGACGTTGTTTGCTGGCAATGCGATCCGCCGAATCAATCCCTACAACCTGATCGCTGATGTGCGTGTTGCTCCGCACGAGGTTCACACGAAAGGTGAATACGTCGGCCACATGGAGCTGGTATCTCGCGTGCAACTGAAGCAGCGAATTGCAGAACTCGATGCTACGAAGACCATGAACGCGAAACTTGCGTTCGAGTCCGGCGAAGCTTCGTACACGACATCTCCTGGCGATTCGTACTTCTTCATTCCCCAGATCAATGGCAAGGCGCTCGTCGATGCTGCTACTGCGCAGAACATTGCAGGTGGCTTCAATTGGCACGCTTGGGCCGGGGTCGAAGAAAACTCCAACAAGATCAAGTACAGTAACATGTACGAGGTCACTACCCTGTATGCTCGCATCATGCCAAGCGAGCACAAGCTTTACAAGTTTGGCAACAGCATCCCGCAAATCTGGAAGCTGATCATCGTCAATCGTAAGGTGCTGATTTACGCAGAGCTGCAAAGCAATGCGCATAACTTCCTGCCGATCATTGTTGCGCAGCCGACAGAAGATGGCCTGGGCTGGCAAAGCAAGAGCTTCGCTGACAAGGCAGCTTCTTTCCAGGCTACTGCTTCGGCTCTCTACAACTCCGGGCTGGAAAGCCAGCGGCGCAAGGTTTACGATCGTCTTATTTACGATCCTTCTCGCATCAACAAATCGGATATCGACAACGTGTCTCCCGTTGCTCGCATTCCGATCAAGAGCGCTGCTTACGGCAAGCCTCTCAGCGAAGCTGTTTACCAGATGCCGTATCGCGATGACAACGTGGCACAGATCTTTGGCATCGCTGAGCAGTGCCTTGCGATGGCAGATGTTGCAAACGGTCAGAACCGAGTGCAGCGTGGGCAGTTCCAGCGTGGCAACAAGACGCGTCACGAATTCTCCGATACGATGGAGCATTCCAACGCACGTCCGCGGATGCATGCGCTGATTCTGGAAAATCGGCTGTTCACGCCGCTGAAGACAATTCTCAAGCTGAACACTCTGCAGTTTCAGCCGCCAACAACTCTCTACAACCGCGCAGGCAAGAAGCAGGTCACTATTGATCCTGTCACCCTGCGGAACACCGCGATGGAATTCCGCATGGCAGATGGCCTGATGCCTACAGGCGCCTACATCAACATGGAACTGTTCGGCAGCGTGTTGCAGGTTGTTGGTCAATATCCTGATCTGCTCAAGCAGTGGGATGTGATGGGAATGATTTTTTACTGGCTTAAACTGGAAGGAGCTACCTGGATCGACGACTTCAAAATTCAACAACAGCAACCCCCGCAATAATCATGACAATCGCACTGACCCCCATCCAGCAGCATCTTGCCAGAGAAGCAGCACAAGTCCTCCTCACCGAGTTGGCTACTGCTGACTTCTCTGATCCTGCAAGTGACCAACAAACCATTCGTCGGCACGCCTACCTTCGTGGCAAGCTCGACGTCTACACCGAGCTGCTGGAATTCTCCAACCCTGACAAACAACCTAAGGACTGATCATGTCTGGTATCTTCAAATCCGTCGCTGACCTCTTCCGCCCCACGCAAGCTGTTACCCAGCAGCAAGCTATCTACGTGCAACCTGCACCGACGCCAGCTCCTACGCCGGCGCCTAACGTGCTCGACACGGTGGCTACCCTGTGGCAAACTGATGACAAATCGAAAGCCCCCGTTGATCCGTTTGCAGCTCCGTTGCTCCAAACCGATCCTGCCAAGTTGCAGCAGGCTGCCAGCAAGATTGACTTCACCAGTCAAATTGCTCCCGACTTGATGGCGAAAGCCATGTCTGGTCAAGACCCTGCTGCATTCATGGAAGTGCTCAACACGGTGGCACGAACAACCCTCACAACCTCGGCGCAACTCAGCGCAGCAACAGTGGAGCAAGCAACGGCGCGAAACAACGAGCGCATGATGCAGGCTCTGCCAGCAACCGTTACGCAGATTCAGCTGGATTCTATCCGGCCCGAGTCCGCCGTACTTCAGCACGCAGCAGCAGAACCGTTCTTGAAGCTGGTTCGTTCGCAGCTGCAGATGAAAAACCCGCACATGTCAGCGCACGAAATCAACCGTCAAGCTGAGAGCACTGTCCTCAACTTCGCGAAAGAAGTTTCTGCGGCGCCTGCTCCCGGAGCTGCTCCGACACAGGCATCGACGGAAACCGACTGGGATGCGTGGGTGTCGAAGTAAGTTCCACCGTTTTATTTTTGGAGAAATCATGTCCACTGGCGTTTTCAATACCACTGCTTTCACGCAGGATCTGGCGAAGAAGTCCTTCTCTTCGCTCATCACGAAGCTGATGCCGAATGGCCAGGCACCTCTCTTTGGCATGACTTCCATGCTGAAGGAAGAGACTGCCTACCAGTACGAGCACGGCTTCTTCAGCAAGACGATGATCTTCCCGTCCGTTACCATCGGTGCCGGCGGCCAGCTCATCGGCGACACGACGTTCACTGTGACCGATACCACCAACATCCTGGCAGGGATGGTGCTGCGTGTCGATACCACGGGTGAAAACGTGCTGGTGCTGACGGTGCCCGATGCTACCACCATCACGGTGCGTCGTGCTTTCGGTACGGTTGCGGCTGTTGCCATCGCTGCCGGTGTCAAGTTGTGGATGGTCGGCAATGCTTACGAGGAATCCTCGCTGCGCCCGACTTCGCTGCTCATCACGCCGACTCGCGTCACCAACTACACGCAGATCTTCCGCAACACCTGGGCCGTCTCTGGCACTGCCGCTGCTACCGCTGTCATCGCTGGTGGCATGGTCGATGCCGAAAGCCGTGCTGATTGCGCGTCGTTGCATGCGATCGACATCGAAAAGGCGCTGTTCTACGGCCAGAAGTACCAAGGCACGTTGAACAACCAGCCGATTCACACGATGGACGGTCTCATCAACAACTTGCAGACCTACGCCTCTGGCAACATCGGCGCCGCAACCGCCAGTACCAACTGGACGCTGCTGGAATCGCTGCTGGATCCGGCCTTCAACACCGTGACCGATCCCAAGAACCCGAACATGCGCGCGCTGTTTGTGGGCGGTGTTGCTCGTCGTGTCATCCACAACGTGGCACGGCTGAACGCAACCTACTACATCCAGAACCAGGTGAACGAGTGGGGTCTGCAGTTCGATACCATCCGCACGCCGCGCGGTACGTTCAACATCATCGAACATCCGCTGTTCAATGCCTACGGTGCTGCAACCACCTGGGCCAAGATGGCTGTTGCCCTCGATGTGTCGAGCTACCAGCTGGCCTACATGCAGGGCCGCAAGACCGTCAACGCGGAATTCAATGCCAACGGCGTGCAAACGCAAGACAATGGCATCGACGCTCGCGGCGGTACGTTGACCACGGAACTCACCGGGCTGGTGAAGAACCCGTCGGCTAACTTGCTGATCACCGGCTTCACCGCCGGTGCCGCAGGCTAAAAGCAAGCCTGTAGCTGGCTGTCATCAAAAGGCAGCCAGCTTTTTTCAACCACCTTGAGAGATCAAACATGTCCAAAGCAGACGATATCCGCGCACAAGCGCAATCCCAATTGGCTCCTGCCCCCGATGCCGACAAAGATGCCATCATCGCACAGCTGCAAGCCCAGCTGGCAATGGCAATGGGCCTGACCCAGAAACCTTCTGAGCCGGTGAAGCCGAAAGCTTACCTCTCGTCGCAGCCGTTCATGCGTGTGCCGATCATGCGCGGTCCTGCCATGTGCGACAGCGTGCAGTTCGTCGGCGGCCGCCTTGAAACCGATGATCCTGCTGTCATCAGCGTGCTCGACAAGATGGTTGCTACTCCCGGCTGCAACGTCTACGTCGGCGAACTGAAGCAAGACCCCGGCCTGGCCGAAATGAAAGCTGATGTGGCTGCTGCTGCTGCCGCTGCGCAGACCAAGATGGTTGCTGCCGGCCAGCCTACAGCGTAAGGACCCCAGGCAATGTCACTTTATACTGATATCCGTGATGCAGTTTTCGTCTTGACCAGCCGGCCGAGACTTACTGCTGAGACCGATGTTGCTATCGCACAAGCTGTGCGTAAGGCACATCGTGCAAACACGTTTTATCGGGACTTGGTGACATTGCCTGTCACCGGAGTTACCGCTGAAACGTTGCAGACAATCGACCTTTCAGCCGTGGCGCCTGACTTGCGAGCAATTGCTACCGTCGAAGCTACGGGAGCTGATTTGCCTTACACCCCAGCTGACGTGACAGAGCTGTTCGACCCGGATGGCTATCGTCGTAATGACGTGTACTATCTTGTCGGCTCGGAGCTGAAGATTCGTGCTGCAGCTCCTGCTGAGAACATCACGATCACCTACTACCGCAAGCCTACAACTTCGCCGATTGCGAATCTTGATAGCTGGATTGCGGAGCGGCATCCTGACGTTATTACGCTCTGGGCAGCAGCTACAGTGCTGGCGCTTGTCGGCGAACAAGAAATCAAGACGCGGATCGAGGGGCTTGCTCGTCTTGCTTACGACGATCTGATTGCTGAAGAACTTATTACCGGGGTTCGCTAATGCCTTATACTCCTGATCCGACCAACATCGAAGAGCCTTCCGATGAAGAACGTGCACGAACTGCTGCGGCAGAATTCCGTGCACTAAAGAGCTATATCGCAACTTCCGTTGTTGCGGTGCTGGCTCTCAAGGCAACGACTGCTGCACTTGATGCTGCGGTTGCAACGCTGAACGCAAGTATCGATTCGGCCGAATCAACGGCTTCGGCGGACCTGGCTGCTGCTGTTGCGACGCTGAATGCAAGCATTGCTGCTGTCAACACGAGCCTGTCGGGCAGCATCACTGCTCTCGATACTGCGCTGTCTGCAGACATTGCTGCAGGGGATGCAGTGAATGCTGCTGCCATCACTGCGCTGAACACGACACTGCTTGCAGCCATTGCATCAGGTGATGCCACTGTTGCGGCCTCGGTCACTGCCCTTGACACCTCCCTGTCAGCAGATATTGCTGCCTTGGATGCAGCTCTCACCGCCGATATTGCTGCCGAAGCTGCGACGGCTGCTGCTGCAACTGCTGCTGTTGCTTCGGACCTGGCTACTACCGATGCAGCTCTCGCAGCTCTTGATGCCGAAGTCGATACCAAAGCTCCCCTGAATGACGCATCTCTCGTGCGTCCGGTGATGACGAACCAGAAGGAAACTGCCTACAAGCCGGCAGCTGGTTCGTCTTTCACTGTCGATCTGGCGAACGGCAATGTGCAGCATTTCATTACGAATGCGAACACGACGATCACGCTGCCAGCTGCTGTAGCTGGCAAATCTTACCTGATCCGTGTCGAATACGGCGGTGCTCACACACTCACGTGGGCAGGTGGAACCAGCATCAAATGGTCTGGTGGCGCTGCTCCGACGCCAACATCAGTGTCTGGCAAGTTCGATACGTTCGTGTTCGATTGCACAGACAATTCTTACACCTTTGGTGTGAGCGGAGGTGCCAATGCGTAGGCCTCGCAGTACGGGCGGCTGGAAAGGTTATGCCGCTCTTGGGCTGGCAAGCTCTCCGTACATCAAAGTCTACCCCTTTCAGGAGGGGGTAGGCTATGGAACTGCTTTTGCCAATCCTGCTACACTGCCAGGAGGTGTAGTAAATGAGATTGCGTTCAACCCTACAAACACAGCACTTGCTGTTGCAGCTTCTACGACGTCTCCGTATGTGTTTGTTTACGCGTTCAGCGCTAGCGGATTTGGTACAAAGTTTGCAGATCCTTCTACGGTGCCTCCAAGCGGATGCAATGGTGTAGCCTTTTCACCTGACGGCAACAGTATTGCGATGGGCGCAGCGGCTTCACCGTATATCCTGGCCTACCCCTGGTCAGGCTCAGGTTTTGGCACCAAGTACGCCAATCCTGCAACGCTGCCAGGTACGACAGGAAAGCAGGTGAAATTTTCTCCCAGTGGTTCGCATATTGCAATATCCACTGGCGGATCTCCGCGGATTCGGACATATCCTTGGGGTCCCGGATTTGGTACAGCTGTTGCGAATCCTTCCACTGTGCCGTCTGGTGTTGGCTATAGCGTAGCATGGCGTCCGCAAGGCGATGCTATTGCAATAAGCTGGAGCGCTTATCCTTACATCTATGCATATCCGTGGACAGGCGCGTACGGTACCAAGTATACAGATCCTGCCAGTGCTCCTTCAACAGCACCGCAGGGAATTTCATGGTCCCCTTCAGGAGCTGCCCTGGTAGCTGTTACCAACATGCCTGATACTCGTGCATGGGCGTGGAGTTCCGGCTTTGGAGCAGCATACGCACTGTACGGTGGCATGAGCTATGTTGGCAACAAAGTGGCGTTCTCTCCAACAGGTAAGACTGTGCTGATCGGCACATACAGTGCTGGCGCTGCTGTTCGCTGGACAGATGCTGCAGGCTTTGGTACTGCGTATTCGCCACCTGCAGATCTTCCTTCATCCAATCTCTATGGAGTTGCATTCTCATCATGACCGCTTACAAAATCAAACTTCTCGCTGAAGCCATCCCTGCTCGGCGGGAAGAGATCTTCCACTACAAATTCGATTTGGCGAACTTCCGGTTCATGCTGAATCGTACACCTGATGAAGCATTTGCAAAAGATCTGCAGAAGCGCATCGCTGACAGCAAAATTCAGCTTGCTCGGGCAGAGCTGATCCTTGAAGCACTGTTTGCGCAAGTTGACACACCTGAGATCGCTCAGGCACTGCGCGAGAAAGGAATCATTGAATGAGCTACGTACATGTTGTCGACGGCGAGCTGCTGGCTTGGGGCCTGTCTCCGGCTGCGTTGCAGCGCCTGGCACCGGAAGGTGTCACATTTCCTGCCGACCAGGAAGTCTTCGAGCAACTCGATCTTTCGGAATTTGGCTTCCTGAAGTGTCAAGAAACTGCACGGCCGGATCATGATGCAAACATCTCTGCCTGTCAGCAAATCGCTCCCATCTTGCAAGATGGCAGCTGGGTGCAGCAGTGGGAAGTCATTCCTTTGCCGGTCGAAGTGCTTCAGCAGCAGAAAGAAGCGCGGCGCCGTGCTGCAATTCCACTGTTTGCTTTCCGCAAAAAGTTGATTGACCAGCAACCTGCGGTCGAAGCAGCTTTTACTGCGCTTGAACCTCGCCAGCGGCGCATGATGAAGCTGCGCTGGGACATGCAGCCGGAAGTGACACGCAACAGCCCTTTGGCTGAGTTTGTCACTGCGACGCTCAAGCTGACAGAAGAGCAGCTTGATGCCATCTTCGGTGATGACTCGACGGAGTAAACATGGCATCTGCAGCACTCGAAGTTGCAAAAGAATTCGCAGGCTGGATTGCAGCAGGCATTTCTTCAACCATCTTGCTGTACACAAAGACTCGCAAGGTCGCAGCAAAAGACTTGAAGGAAGGCAATGCAGAAAGCGCAACTTCCGATGTTATCGAGTTGCTGCGGGCTGAAGTCAACCGACTTGCTGTCCAGAATGCAGCACTGGCGAAAATCGTCGGTGATCTGCAACTGGAAGTTATCGCTGTTCGTGAAGAGAATGGACAGCTGCGTGCTGCGCTGCAGCGTCTAGGAGCAAACATCGATGGCGAACAAGACCGTAAAGCTGCTAACTAACGCAGCTGATTTCCCGCTGACGTACGCGAATGCAACGCGGACAGCCATCCTCAACGATGATGCTGCTCCGAGAATGCCAGGCAATTTCTACGGAGACAGTGCAAACGCCGATTATGGAACACCTCAGCTGATCTATGCTGAGAACGTGATGCCGTGCGCCAAAGGCATCTTCAGCGTTGGCTTCTCTCAGCAAGCTGCTGAGCACGCAACAGCTACGTCCTTCGACCGCTGCATTCCGCTGCGTGATCCTGAAGAGCGTGTGTTTCCCTTCTCTCCGGCCGGTGGAGAGAATTACGTTCTCGATCCGGTATCTCTTGAATGGTCTTCAGTCAGCCCAGTAACTCCATCTGGGCGGCTGGTTACTTATGCCTACGTCGAAGGTCGTACCTTCATCTGCTACGAGCAGACAAAGATTATCGAATACAATGCCTCTACAGGCTTGTTCGAGGATGTGGTGCTGACGCTGCCAGCGGGCTACACAATGAGCAACATTCGTGGCATCGGCGGTGCTGCGAATTATCTGCTGTTGTTCACAACTCTCAGCATCCTCTGGTGCGCTCCGCTGAATCTGACGGAATTCGCAAACGTCGATATGGGAGCAGGAGAGCAGACGCCAATCGATATCAAAGCAAACATCGTTGCGCTGCTGCCTGTGGCTGGCGGCTTCATTGTCTACACAGCTCGCAATGCAATCGGCGCGTCTTTCACCAATGACGCCGGGTCTCCCTTCCTTTTTCAGGAGATTCCCAACTGCGGCGGTGTTGCTGATATCGAGAAGATCACTGTCGATGCCGAAGCGCAAGGGCACTATCTTTATGGCACTCATGGCTTGCAGCGTGTTACTCTGCAGGCTTCTGTACAGAACTTCCCTGAGGTTACAGATTTCTTGACGGGTCGTCAGATCGAGCGGTGGAATCCTCTGACGAAGACAGTCGATCTGACAGCTCTCAGTTCTGATTTTGCTGTCAAGCTGGCTTTCGTGCTTGGTCGTTATCTTGCCATCTCGTATGGCGAGGTGGAGGGTTATTACGAGTTTGTGCTCGTCTACGATACTGCGCTCAAGCGGTGGGGCAAGTTGCAGTGCGAGCATTGTGATGTGTTCTCGTATCCCTATCCGTCTGGAACAGGGGATTACACCTACGAGACGATCCCTACCAGCTACGGAGCACTTACAATCAGCTACGACGAGATGGATATCTTCTATCTCGAAGCGAATCCTCCGAAGGATGGCTTTGCCTTGCTTACTCGCACTGGCGAGATTGTCATCGCAAAGCTCGATTTCACTCAAGCTGTTGCTGACGGAGTTGCACTCTTCGGGCATCTTCAGCTTCGGCATGATCGTCATACTACGTTGCTTGATGTGGAAATTGATGGCTTGCGCAACGAGGGAGAACTCACTGTCATTGCGTCTGAAGATGGCTACACCAAGATCTCCAGTGACGTTATCGCTCCTGAGACGCAGGCCTCTGGCTATAGTCATTACTCTTGCAGAGAAACTGCGAAGAGTTTCGACATTGCAATCGAAGGAACCTTCGTGCTGTCTTCGCTTCTCGCTACGGTGATGTTCCATGGCAGCCGGTAAGCACGTCCTTCAACTTGCTGATCGCTTCACGCCTGGGCAAGAAGCTGATTACTTGATCCGGTTGGCGGCTGCTCTTGCTAACTTCAAGCGAGAGCAGTCTTTTTCTGTCGGGCAAGCTACGTTGATCGCAGCAGAAGACATTCCTGCACTTTGCGCTGTCAATGTCTACCAGAATACTGTACGCAAGGCATCTGCAGCTGTAGGCATTCCTGCTTGTGGAATCTCCTGGCGTGCTGCTGTTGCTGGCCAGCCTTGCACCTTTACTCTGGGGCACGGCATTGTGCAGACGCCTGGAGCTGTTGCGTCGCTGACAGCGGATTCGAGCGTCTATCTCGGGAATGCTGGAGCCCTTGTCTACGTCAAACCTGGTAGTGGCATGATTCAAGGCCTCGGTTATACGCTTTCTGCAACTGAGCTGCTTGTTACCATATCGCAGCCCTGAGTTGATTGCTGTCAAGCGGCACAGCTGATAACATAGCTAAACTGATAAGGATCACATCATGGCAGGAACTACCAACGCCGACGGCACTTACGATGTTTCCAGCCCGCTGTCGGGCGTAGGAGACTTGCTGGGTGCTGTGCTGGGGAAAGAGACCGATCGTACGCAGTCGTCGGAGCAGACTACTACGGGGAAGACCTCGCAGACAGGAAGCCAGAACACGTCCGGCAGCAGCAGCTCGAACACCGGAACAACTGGTACCAACACGTCTACCGGAAAAACTGTCGCAACCGGCAGCAACACCGGAAGCAGCTCGCTTACCGGCAAGGACACGACTGCTGCTACTGGAAGTTCTACCACTACCGGCACTACGGACATTGCCTCGGTGCTGGATAAGCTCAGCAGCTTCCTGAAAGCTGGAGGAAGCTCCAGCCAGACGAACCAGAACACTGCCGGTTCGACGTCGTCCCAAGAATCCAGCAGCTCTCAAAGCAACACGCGTTCGCAGACAAGTGGGACGACTGACACCACTGGCAGCCAGCGCACAACTGGAAGTATTGGAACTACGGGCACCCAGACAACTGCCGGCACGTCCCGCACCACAATGGATGCTGACATTGCCGGCTTGCGTGATGTGTATGCAGAGCAGGCAAAAGGAGTGACGCCTGAGATGCTGGCAGCAATCTTCACGGAAGGTGCAAAAGCTGCACCTCAGCTCATTACCTCTCAAAGCAATGCAATGGGCGCTCGCGGTGTCGGCAATACTGCCGTTGCTCGCGTCTTGAACAACCTCAATGCATCGCTTACCGAGAAAGCAGCGAACCTCAATCGGCAGATGCTGACAGAGCGTGCCAACACTGCGGCTGCTATTGCTGCAAACACCCGCAATACTACGACGACGAACTCGCAAGAAACGGCATCTGCTTCTCAGCAGCTGCAAGATTTGCTGACGCAGTCATCTAGCACGTCTGTCATGAAGCAGCTGCAAGACGCTATCACGAACACTGTCGGGCAGAAATCGGTCAGCGGCACCAGCAACAGTGCTACCAGCGGCACGTCTTCTACCGACATGTTCGAGCAGGGCTCGACAATGGATCGCAGCACGGGATCGCAGACGCAGCAAAATACTCAGCAGCAGAATACTGCATCGAACAGCGCCACCGATCGCACGCAAGCCTCGACTTCGCAGCAAGATACTTCGAACACCAGCGTCACGGATCAGGTGCAGAATCTGCTACAGAACGTCATCAACAACACCACCAACAATTCGAACGTCAACACGCAATCCGATACTGCACAAGAGCAGGTCGCAAAAGGTACGCAGGTCGAGAACGTTGCAACAACCATCAACAGCGGCGCGCTGAAGAATCTGGTTGGCAGCGCTGCTGCAGGTGTTGGGCTGATCGAGCTCTACAAGATTGCCAAGAACGGCGGCTTCGGCGGAACAGTCCAGCAACTTGCAAACTGGATGAAAGGCAGTGGCATGTCGTTTCCTGAAGCAACTGCCAAGCAGGTGGAAGACGCCATCCTGGGGCAGCTCCCGATGGATGATGGCACACTCAGCGGCATCCTCGATGCTGGCGGAATTGAACTGCCGGATCTCTCTGCCAGCGATTTCGACTGGCTGGGATTCGCTGATGGTGGGCAGGTTGGCGGCTTCGAGGTGCCGGATCTGTTCAAGAAACCTGCAGCAGAAGAAAACAAAGACAAAGATCTGGAAGCCTTGCTGGCAAGCATTTCTGCTGGCACCGGCTCTTCTGCTTCATCCTCTTCTTCTGCTCCTGCTATCTCTACTGGCAGCGATGGCCTTGGCACATCTGCTATCTCCGGCGCAGTCTCCAGCAATCCTTCCGGCTTTGTCGACAGCGTGCTGGGGTCTGTTGCGAATGGTATGCTTGGCTTCTCTGGAGTGCTTGGGCTGCTTGGCAATGCTATGGGTATCAACCCCGGCAAGGGGCTTATTGCTGCCATGAACGAGCAATCTCAAGCCAACGCCATCGCAGATGCGGTCACAAACGGCACTCCTGCAGATGATGGCACAACCGAGGGCATCAACGCAGCTATCGGCGAACTTGGCGGGCTGGAAGGCCTCGGGCTTGGCGAAGATGGAATCGGCTTTGCCAACGGCGGAAAGGTAGTCGGGCCTGGCACCGGCACATCGGACAGCATTCCTGTTGTTGGCACGAACATTCGTGTCTCCGACGGAGAGTACATCATTCCTGCCGATGTTGTTGCCAAGTTCGGAGCATCTGCTTTCGATGAGCTTGTTGCAGCACATCACGTCCCTGCTGCTGTGCAGCGTGCAGTCACTGGAGAGAAGTAATGGAATATGATGCAAACGCAATCGCGCTACTGATTGACGAAGAAGCTCGTCGTCAGGGCGTGAATCCTGATCTGGTGAAGCGTGTCATCTTGCAAGGAGAGCACTACGGAAAGCCGAAAATTTCCGATGCGTCTTCTCCGAAAGGTGCTACAGGCGTTGGCCAAATCATGCCAACTACTTGGAGCAGTCTTGTCAACAAGGGCCTGCTTGCCAAGACGGATGATCCGACAAACGCAGCTCACAGCGTCAAAGCTGCGGTCACGGTGCTGAAGGACAATCTCAGCCGTAATGGCGGAAACGAGCAAGCAGCTATTGCCGAATACAACGGCGGTACTGCTGCGCGCGACGCCGTGCTGAAAGGCTTTTTGCCTCCTGCAAAAGAGACGCAAGATTATCTTGCGCGCACCGGAGCTACCCTGACTCCGAACGCTTCCACCACTTCTGGCGGTGTGCTTGCTGCGGTCAGCGATGAGCTGAAAGCTACGATGGCGCGGAATGCTGAGATGATTGCGAATCTCCGCAAAAGCACGGGACTCCAAGTCTCTGCTGCAGCCGACATGGCAAGTGCCTTGCTCGGCGGTGGCGATGCTGTTGCTGCGTCTGTTGGCCTCAAAGGTGACCAAGCAGCTGCGCAGTCCGAAAAAGAAGCTGCTATTGTGCAGGCGTTCAAGGCCGGCACCGGAGATCCTGACGGCACCATCTCCAAAGCACTGCTGCGCAAGGAGCAAGCTTCTGCCGCAATGCAGCAACTGAAGCCGGTGATCGACGCAGAAGACCAGGTCAGCATCCTGGATGATCCGCTGCGCTGGATTACCAATCAGTTCACGCTGCCGAAGCTGAAGATGCAATACAACGCAGCTCACCACTCCAAAGCTGCTGCTGTCAAGGAGATCATGGAAACGCAAGCAATGGTCGAAGCGCAGAAGCGAATCGATCCTGCGGTCGTCACCGATCAGATTCGTCATAAGGCTGCTTACGACGCCGCTGCTGTCAAGTTCGATGCGATGGCCAAAGCCAGCGAAGCGCAGTTCCGGTCTGCCAGCGCGATGGCTCAGCAAGCCGCGCAAGAAATTCAGCTGAACAACTTCAATTACAATGCTGGCACCGAGCTTGCTCGCATGACCTTGTCTGCCAGTGGCGTTGCTCGTGCAGAGATGGTAGACAAGAAGGCAGAAGCTGTGCTGACGCGAGTCAACTTCAAGCGTCTGCAGTTGAAGCTGCCTGCTTACAGCGTGGAGCAATTCGAGGCGCTTCCTGCCAAAGCCAAGGAAGCGCTGATCGAGAACTCTCTCTACGATACGCTTGGCAAAGATGTTGGCGATTCTCTGCGCTACATTATCGACGAAGGCGCAGCGCCGTTGCTTACTGAAGCAGCCCCTGCTGTCAGTGATCTTTATGCTCGGCTGAACAAAGATCCTCAATTCAAGCCGACGCTGCTGGCAATTCAAAAGAACCCGAAGTTCGAGAAGCTGTCTCTTACCGAGCAGCGCATTCTTGCTCTTACGGAACTTGGCGACAGCCACGTGAAAGAGCTAATCGACAAGAACAACAAGAACTCGCTGCTGCGGGAAGACAATCCGTACAAGCTTCGGCCTGCTACGGCAGCGCTGGTGCCTGAGCTTGCAAAGAACCCCATCACTGGCGTTGTCGGTGAAGTGATTGCCATGTCTCCTGACAAGAAGACAGCTACCGACAAGATGATCTTCGAGTCGGTGCTTGCAAAGATCGAAGCTGACCCGAAGAGGCTGGTTGAGCTGTCTAAAGCTCTCAGCGAGTTCTACACGGTTGGCATCGACCAGCAGTGGAATCGCACTGGCATGCGGCAAGTCGGCTATGTCCGTCCGAAAGGCTACGGCGTCAGTGGCGAATCTCTCGGCTATCAGTTCGACAAAGCAATTCAGATGGCGGTGCCTTCTGAGGTGGAGAATGCCTTGCGTCAGATGCTGGCAAAGCGCAAGGCTGTCGAGGCAATGGCAGATTCTGCCGACATGAGCTGGTGGGTTGGCGATCCCCCTAACTGGAAATAAGTATGAGCGCATACGACTATATTGTTGGAGCAGACAACGTCAATATGTCTGCTGGTGGAACCAGCTTTCTTGGTGGCATCAGCGATGCTGTCACCAAGGGCGCGCCCGCAGCAATCCTCTCTGGCCTTTACGGATTTGCAAACACTGGCATCGACCTGTCTAACAAGCTCTTCCGCACCAGTGCAGATCGACTTGATGTTGCTGAGACGCTGTACAAAGTGGATCGCAACTGGGGCGATTATTACGCAGAAAACAAAGATGCCATCGACACGGTGGGATTTGTTGCTGCGTCTATTGTTCCTGGCACGTTGGCTGTGAAAGGTTTGAAGCTCCTGCAGACAGGTAATGTTGCAGGAGCTTTCGGACGTGCGCTCGGTTATACGACGCGCATGGAGACGCACTATCTCAACAAGGCACTGACAGATCTTGCTACCAATGGTGGCAACGTCTTCACTCGTGTCAACAGTGCAAAGATGGCAAGTCTTGCCTTTGGCGTAGCTGACAACGTGCTGCAAACCGCTGCCTTTGAAGTTGCGGCAGCTGCCAGTCTCAGCTCTTCTCCCATCCTCGAAAACAAGGACTGGAAAGATGTTGTCGCTGACATGACTACCAATGCGCTTGTCGGAGGTCTCATCGGCGGTGGCATCAGCGGGCTTGTCAGCAGCCGCATCCTGAAAGATGCTGGCAAAGCTGTCGAAGCGAAGCAGCGTGTCTACGACCGACTCGGCTCTTTGGCAGGTCTTGGAGTTGCCAAAGGTGATGAAGCTTATTCGCTGGCTGATGCCGTGCTATCTCTTCCCAAGGAAGCTCTCAGCACTACAGTCGAGCTTTCGCACGGTCGCAAAGACTTGCTGCAAAGTCTCGATGTTTCCAAGCTGATGGACAAAACACTGCGCACTTCTGTTGAGCGCGGTGTGCAGAAGTTCGAGAATTACCTGACGAACATTGTCAAAGATGATCCGTCGGTAGGTCAGCCGTTCTCGAAAGCGCTGGTTGCTCACCTGCAGCAAGGGCTCAAAGAAGGCGTCGGCGACGATGAAATTCGTAACAAGCTGATGGACGTGCTGGGCAATCTGCGCCGAGTCGAAGCCATTGGCGATCGCCCGCTCGACGTGTCAGGTGAGCTGCGTTATCTGGCTTCGGCGCAGCAGATTCAAACCAGCGAAGGCGGCTTGCGAAATGTCTTCACTGCTGTGCCTCATGCCAACGGTGTCAAGCAGCAAGTCTATCGCGTTGTTGGCGACGAATCTCAAGTCACTCTTGCTGTGCTTGGGCGAGATGCTCGGAATGCAGAAGCTGCGTTCAAGGCAGGTTTCGACACGGTGCTCGATCCCACCACGAAACGCATCAGCGTCAGCCCGTTCAGCAAGATTTACCAGCACATCGACGCGGCCGAAGCTGAATTCTCTCCAATGTTCTTCAACGTCAGCACGATGCAAGCATCTTTTGATGCAGTGCCTACCATCGCTGACGTGGCAACTGCCAAGAATGGCGTTGCTGGCGGCTTGATTATCAACCGCCACGGCGTTGCGTCTGGCTCGAAATCTTTTGCCTTTGAAGTTGGCAAATACAAGACGCCTGCAGATTCCATCGAAGCAACTGCGCGTCATGCCTGGGCAAAAGAGCTGCCGAAGATCTTCGGTGAAGTTGACATCAACGATATTGCAGTTCTCGACGCTTTGCGCGAAGCTCCGCTGAAAGCTGGCGATGGCCTGGTGCTGCGGGATTCTGCTACTGGCATCGTTACCGAGTTCAATGCCATTGCGGATTTCGACACCTTCGTCTTCAAGCAGAAGATCAAGCAACTGCCTAAGCTGCTGGAAGCTGCTGGAGACAAGACAGATTTCCGGGACATTGCTTATCGCCTGAATGTCTCCGGTGCCTGGGTGCAAGATGCTGTCGAGAATGGCATGACGGCAGACAAGCTCTACAACACTGCTGGCTGGAGAATGTCGCAGGAGCGATTCCTGTCTCGCGACAATCTCTTGCTTCGTTACGACACGTCCGCGGTGCAAGCTGCTGAAGCATTTCCTGATGGCATCCTTGCCTATCACTCGCGCGTCAAGGAAGCAAAAGAGCGTGCCGTCGAAGCAGCTCGCGTGGTGCTGTCTCCGAAGTTTCATGACCGGTTGCTTGAGCTTGGCGATGATCTGACTCTCACTGCTACCTCTGCGCCGTCAGGTGCTACAGGCTTCGGTGCAAGCAACGCAGATTACACGGACAAGCTGAAGGCGTGGGCGCAATACACTGGCCAGCAGGTTGCAAATGAGACTACAGATCGCGTGTCTGCACAGATCAGCCGGTTGCAAGGTCCTGCTGCCAGCGTGCTGCAAGATGCCGATGCAGCTGCTGAAGTCTCTGCGCTGTTTACGCGTCTGCGCACCGATCCGTCTGCGTTGTCTCTTTATCAGCATCCTGCGACTGGCAAGTATTTTGTTGTCGACATGGACAGCTTCAAGAAGGTGGTATCTGGCAAGCAGAGCGGCTTCGCCACGCAGATTCCGCTGAGCGACACGGCAGGAGCTTTTGTGTCGGAGTTCCATTCGCAGCAGACTGGCCGTATCACTAGCCGCAAGCTGTTGGCATCTGCTCAAGGCACAGAGCTTCACTGGGACACGGACAAGCTCTATGCTCCGCCGATCGACACGCAGCGAGTTCCTTTCTTTGCTTTTGTCAAGCGGCATGATGGAGCTGTCTTTGGCAACAGCGATGTTGCAATGATTACTGCTCGCGATGCGGCAGAGCTTCAGCAGCTTGTCGGTGCTATCGAAAAAGATGAAACTCTCAAGGTCATCTACAAGAAAGGCACCGAAGACTGGTTCAAGGCGAAGGCAACTTACGAGTTCAGCCGGACCATGAACGAGCCTGTCTTGAACGACTTGCTGAAGTCGAAGCATCGTCTCGGAAATTATCTTCCGAACATGACACCGCAAGCTGTCATCGAAGATGTGATTCAATACACGCAGCGAGCTGAATCGCTGATCGTGCGGGATGCGATCGAAGTCAATTACGCGCAGACGATTGCAGAATTGCGAGAGCTTTCTTCTCGCTATTCGCAGGTGCAGACCTCCAAGTTTGCAGGCATCGGCGCACGCCAGCTGCGTAACGTGGTTGATCCCTTCGACGACACTATCAAGACTGCACTGAACATCACCAAAGAAGGTGAGTTCACCCTCTGGCATCGTGCCAATGAATTCGTCGATGCGATGGGAACAGCTGCGTGGCGAGCTGTCTCTCCTGCCATCATGGATGCGAAAGATGGGAAGATCTCTTGGGAGCAGGCAAACAAGACACTGGAGAAATTTGGACTCGGCGCTCACTTCCGAGACGAAGACGCCTTCCTGGTTGCGCAAACTGCTCCTGACAGGAATCTGATCAAGACTGCATTGAACAAAGCCAACATGTTGCTGGCTAACGGCATGCTGCGTCTTGATTTTGCAAACAGCTTGCTGAACATTGTCAGCACCCCGATTCTACTGTCTACTGAAGTCAGCGCAATTCGGAACTCTTTCAAGAACGATCCGGAGCTGCTGAAGATCCTTACTGGCATGACTTCCGAAGCTGTGCCAGGAACTGCTGTGCGTGTGCCTTCAGCCAAGCGGCTTGTCTACAACGCAATCAACAATCTGTTCCACGATGCACAAGGCAGCAAGGAGCTGATGACGCGATACAAAGCAATCGGCACCGTGCGCGGGCAGACTGCCATGTATCACGAGATGCTGAATGACCTGTCGCTGGTGCCGAATCTGGTGCCTTCTGAATTTGCAAAGAAGGTAGACAAGTGGGTTGAAGTCGGCGCGAAGCTCACGTTCAATGAGCAGGCAGAAGACTTCACACGGTTTGTCACCAGTGATGTGATGCGGCAGCTCACTGATCCGGCCGTCAAAGCTGGTCGCATGAGCGTGCAAGAGCAGAACATGTTCATGACGATTTTTACCAATCGCGTGCAAGGCAACTACGTAGCTGCTCAGCGGCCTATCATGTTCCAGGGAACTATCGGCTCTGCTATCGGCCTGTTCCAGACATACCAGTTCAACATGTTCCAGCAGCTGTTCCGGCATATTGGCAACAAAGACTTGAAGACTCTTGCTGTCGCCGCTGGGATGCAAGGAACGCTCTTCGGAGCAAACGGTTTGCCGATGTTCTCTGCTATCAACACGCACCTGATCGGGAATGCGAACAGCAACAGCGGACACAAGGATGCTTACACCTTTGCTACGCAAGCTGCTGGCAAAGAGATCGGCGACTGGATGATGTATGGCACTGTCTCTGCTTTCCCTTTGTGGAGCGATAAAGCGCCAGCTCTCTGGACGCGAGGTGATTTGAATCCTCGCTCGATGTTCATTGTGCCGGTGCCGCCAATGGAAGTTCCTGCAGTGCAGGCATCGCTCAAGCTGGTTAACTCTGTGCTTGGCATGGCGAAGCAAGTCTCGCAAGGCAGTGACATGAGCAGTGCGCTGCTGTTCGGCCTGGAGCACAATGGCATCAACCGCCCGCTGGCAGGTCTTGCTCAAGTCATTAAAGGTACAGTTACCACGAACAAAGGTAACTTGATTTCTGCGAATCAGGATTTGCTCAGCATCGCTACAGCCAGTCGCTTGCTTGGTGCAAAGCCGATGGACGAAAGCATTGCGGTAACTGAAATGTATCGCGGGGCAGCTTACGCAGCAGCCACTAAAGAACGCATCGATTCACTGGCAGTGACAGTGAAAGAGAAGCTGAGAAACAATCAGTCGCTTACTGAAGAAGACTGGATTGAGCTGGAAGGTCGTTACGCTGCTGCTGGCGGACGCATCCAGAATTTCACGCAAGCAGTGCGGCGCTGGGATAAGAATGCAAACACCTCAGTTGTCAACGAAGTGATGAAGCATTCGCAGACAGCAGCTGGCCAGCGAATGATTGAAATTATGGGCGGCGATCCGCTGGAAGATTTTAACCCATGAAAAAAGCCCCCGTAATTGGGGGCTTTTTTATTTGCTTGCAAGTCTCACAAAATCCTGGAACATTGCAAGCTCGAAAGCTGTCAGGTCGAAAAGGCTCTCATCTGCCTGCGTCCAGTGCCAGTAAAGGTAAGAGAACTTAGACATTGCTGCGAGCCTCCGCAATGTGGGCGTCTGTGTAGCCCAAGTTGTAAGCAAGCCCGTTATCTGCCAGCCAGCAGATGTGCTGCGGATTGATGCGCACCACGTCAGCATGCTTCTTGCCAGCATACTTGCCGCGCGGGACCGTTGGCGTGTCGTCAGCTGGCGGCTCCGAGACGGCTTTTGCATTCATGTGCGCTACCAGAATTTCCATCTGGCGTTCGAGCATTGCAACGCGATCTTCAAGTGGTTTCATGAGATACTCCTAGGTGAGCAGCGAGGTTGAAAATGAAAGAGCACGGCCGATCGATCTTCGGTGCTCTGCGTTTGCGATCGTATTCGAGCTTAGCTTCGCGAGCTTTTGCCCAGGCACGTTCGGTGTAAGTATCCATCTGGTGTCTCCAGTCAGCTGTCAGCCTGTAGAGATCCCCGTCAAGTCTTTCTACAAGACCTGCTTCGATGGCTCGATCCATTATCTCGGTGTTTCGAGTAATAGATTGTCGGCGTCCTGCACAGTTAAGAAATTCCATGCAAGACACAGGCTCATTGCCAAGTGCATGTCGCGCAATGCAAGCATTGACAATGGCCTGGCTGAGAGTTGTGCGAATGCGTCTCACTGTCTCTCACCTCGGCACATACTTCTTCACATCGGACGCGCTCCAGCAGCTTGCAAATCCAATGCTGTAGAAGTGATCCCCCTGCTTCCATCCGGGGCTTCCGTTTTTGTTCTCAGTATCGTGCAGCCAGTACCTGACAGGTTCGATCAGGGCTGTCTGTAGTATCACCTTCGCGGTGTTTTCTGTGGTTTCCCATGCAGCCACTTGATCTTGCGTCCACTGCTGTCTCCGCTCAGCATCATAAAAGCGGTCAAGATACTTGAATCCTGAGATACCTGCAAGTGACGGAGAAAGCCCATGCGGCCAGAAGACCACAGGAACTTCAGCTTCTTCCTTCTCAGTTGCTTGTGCCGTCGTCGCTTCCTTCTCAGCAGCTTGCGCCTCTTCAGCTTGAATCAAGCTCCCGAAGATATCGCTTCCAATATCTTCAGCCGAGCGAGCAGCTCCTGTCCAAGGATTGAAAAGCCAAGCTCGCTTGCCGTGGTAGTCCCGATACTGCGCTGCGTGGCTTGGATAAGGCTTCTCTGCGCAAGTGGCAGGATCGAATTTCATGAGAATGTTTTGTGAGGTCATTTCTGATTCCTTGCTCTGAGCATTGCGTCGGCGTGCAGATAGCGTGCCAGCTGGCGCCAATCTGCAGGCATGACTTTTTGCGTGTGATTCGTGCCATCGCTTCCGATAACTGCACGCTCTATCACAGGAACCTTGCTTTTCTGTGCAGCAATATCTTCCTCTGTTGCGGTAGCTGCGAATTGATCGCGCAAGGTGAAATCCTGGCTAGTGATGAGTTCCTCATTTATCGCCAGCACTACGTCGGCCGGAATCGGACAGCTGCCTGTTGTAGGTGCAAGCCTTGCACAGCAGAGTGCAACTGCCCATTCATTTTGCTGTTCAGGTGTCAGCATTTTTAACTCCTTCAGCCTTGGCGATGGCTGCTTTGGCTTGTTTGATGGGTTCGGCAGTCAATGCCAGATCACATTCATACCAAAGAACGATTTGTTTCAAAGCCGCCAGCAGCTCGTCCCGTTGCTGGCGCAGCGCTGTCAGTTCGGCGTTGACAGCAAGTACAGTCCCTGACGGCACATAGCAGTAGCTTACAGCATCGGCAGCAGCGTAGCGGGTCCAGCCGTCCCAATCTCTTTGCTGTTCTGGGGTCATCATACCGCACCGCCTTTCATAACTTCGTCCATGTGCTTGCGAGCAAGTGACCGCAACGCTTCTCGACGCTCCTGAACACTCAAAATCTGCTTAATGTCTGTTGCAAGCTCAGCGGCCATGAAGTTAACCATGCGGTCGGCCAACTCTTCTTCGATGCGCTCGGCCAACAGCTTTTGCAGCTTCTTGGGATCAACCAGCTTCCACATTTCCGCCATCCACTCAGCTGGAATCTTCAGCCGGCTCTCGTAGTTAGGTTGCAGCCAGTTCCCATCACTTACATGCTTGAGCACTGCCCGCTCTGCCGCGGCTTTTACCTGCTCTTCAAACGTAGCGCTCATGTCGCACCGCCTTTCAGCACTTCATTGATCTTCTCCACATGCGCAACCAGCCGATGCACCTGCAGTTGCAACGCTTCCAGCGAGCCGTTGTTGTCAATAACAGCATCCGGCACAATACTGTCCGCACCAGCTTCGCTGATATGCTCCCGCACAGCTTCCACGTTGCGTTCCACTTTCCAGATAACGCCACCTTTGCTGCGAATCCAGTCAGCTTCGTCCTGGAAGCGAACGTCGCTGATGACGAAGTCCACTGTAGCGAATGTATCGATTTGTATCGCAAGCATCCGAGCTTCGGCGACGCGAACCCAGATACCTGGAAAGTGCTGCCGGCCCCATTCAGTTCCCAGCGTTTGCCCGAGTTCGCGGTAGCTGGCGTCAAGCCCTGGAATTGGCAGCTCTTTCAGAGTCTGGCTGTGAAGGTATTCAGAAGATGCCTCAACCTCCAGCAGCAGCGTTTTCAACATCTTGCGAATCGGGTCAGCAAAGGCCAGACCTACAAGGCCGTGCCGTTCCAGAATTCCTCGCACCGTGTCTTTGCCAGCTTTGGCTTTCCCTGTCAATCCGATAATCATTTCGTTCTCCCTACAAAAGCACGATGGTGGAAGCCAGCATAGCAGCCGCCGTCTTCGAGAACAGCTGCAATGTCCGGAGCAGTCCAGTCAGCAGGCTTCATAACCTTGCCAGCCTTCTCGTGACCTTCCGGAAATTTGCGGTAAGTGCCGTCGGGATGCAGCTTTGCCATGTTGCTGCGTTGCACTTCTGCGAACAACTTGTCAGGAGACATGCCCAGCTTGAGCAGCGACCACAAGATGACGTAGATGGCATCGATAGCACCATCGGCGAAGGCAGTAGGATCGCCGCCGTTCTTGTAGGCTTCCAGCCCAGGAAGCATTTCCTTGATGACTTCTTCCTCGATCAGCGTCTTCGCCAATTGGAAATCTTCTTTCGAGGGGAAGCGATCGACAACCGGAAGCTGGTCGAAAGCCAGCATGAAGTCCAGCACGTAAGAAGCCATGCTGTTTCGCTCCAGCTGCAGGAGCTTGTGAAAATCTTTGCTCATTTGTATTCTTTGCCTTTCAATATCTCAAAATTTGTGAATGGGAGTGTTCTGCTAAGTGGTTTCTGTTTGGCCAAATAACCTGCCTTTCCTGCTGCGTTGTTAACTACTTGAATCTTGTCTGCTTGTTGGAGATTGACAAGCAAGCCTGCCAAATCTCCAATCTTCTCTAGGTCATTCTGCACGATTTTCCACAGATCGTTAACTGTCTTCACGTCTCGGGTAGTGTAAAGAGCTTGCATGATCTTGTTCGCAGCTTCTGCATTACGGCTCTTGCCAAGCTCTCCGATAGCTTTCGGCATCGTAGTCTCAGCGTAAGCAAGAATCGTATTTGCATAAAGCACATCAGCGATTGTGAACTCTGTGGAGAGTCTTGCAGCGCAGCAGATAAGCGTCAGCTTCAGCAGATGCGTAAATCGCCGCGTCGAGTAATGCTTGAAGCGCTGGTCTTCCAGATCTGTCCAGCTCTTGTAGATAAGATCTAAAGCTGATGCAGCTTCTTCAGTCATCGTTACTGGCCCGATGCATACTTGCCGCATCTTGCGCAAATGAGAGACCAGCTTCTCAGTCAGCTCTTTAGATGGCTCTTTCGGAAAGGTGATCTTGATTCCGCTAGGTTCTGCGTGAATCAAGATCAGTCTCGACATAAAGCCTTGGCCAATAGACGCAAGCGGGAAGCATTCAGCAAAAGAGCTGGGGGTGTTGCCAGCAAGAATGCTGATAGTGGGCTGATAGATGCTGACGCTCTTCGAGTTCTTGAGCCGCTGCTTGTAATGCCTGTCAGGTTCATCCCAATCCCAAAGCTCTCCGAGCAGAGACTGGAAAGAGATGTTGCCTGCGCCGATGAAGTTATTAAACTCATCCGCTGCAACAAACATCTCTCTCGGAGACTCTTCGACGTGATCGCCATCGAGACGAAGATTCAAAGCTGACAGTACATCGATCGCATCTTTTTTCTTCGGCGCATTTCCGATTGCAACTTCATCAACATCGATTCCATCATCTTGCAGATCAAGCAAGAACTTCTCCATCGAAGTCTTCTGAGCGCCGAACTTGTCGTAACCAGCAGCTGCAATCAGGCGTGTAGCTGTCTTGATTGCTGTGCTCTTGCGAGTTCCTGGATCGCCGACGAACATGATGTATTGATTGGCGAACAGCCGTGATCTGCCAAAAGGAAACCACATCTGCCTGCCAAGCAAAGCACCGATGCTACCGATAAGGCTCCAGCGATGGAATGCTGCTGGAGGTTCAGTGCCAGCAACATAATCGAAATAAAGATCGAAGAGACTTACTTGAGGTTGCTCCATGCAGAAGCCCCTTTCTTCATGTCAGATGGAATCAGCATGGTGCGCTTCTTACCGTCAGCGCCTGTGACAGTGACAGGAGTATGCATCAACTTCAGCACCTGCTCAGGATCGAAATCTTTGCGGTACTGGAAAAAGATGCTGTCATGAATCTGAGCCTTGATGCGAACAAGCCCGCGGAACTCTCCATAAACTGTCATTCGCCAGATCTTGTACCATTCGATGTTAAGAATCGAGACAGAAAGATTCTGCGGGCCATGCGCTACAGCTGCGTTCAGTGCAGGCTTGTTCGTCTTGCTAGGTTTAGCGAAGAACCAGCGAGTCCATCCGAGCGGAGAGACTAGCGTGTTAGTCAACTCGATCTGGCGGATAATAACTTCTTGGAAGAGCCCTTTGACATTAGGGTAGGTCTTTGCGTAAGTCTCCAGCAGGTGTGCGCAGACTTGCTTCAAGGGCATCTTCGGAGCCAAGCCAAGAATGCTCTTAGCTTTTGCTACCATCTTAGGGCCCATCGTGTCCAGCATCACGTTTGCGCCCATGTTGTAATTGGCACCGTGATTCGTGCGCTTGCTCAGATCACGCAAATCTTTGTTGATTGTCTTGCCAGTGGCTTCGTCGTAGATTGTCTCGTAAGGAACTCCGAAGAACGCTTGAGCATTCCAAGCATGGTAATCGTGCGGACCTTCTACCAGCTCAATGAGCGAAGTCTCTCCTGCCTGATAACCGACGCAGCGTGCTTCGCTTTGCGCCTTGTCTGCTTCGGCCAGATAATAACCAGGATCTGCAATCATGAAGCTCTTGATTGCATCGCCGCGCGGGATAGTCTGAATGGAGTCACCACACCAGAAAGCAGATGCTCGCGAAGCAGACCTGCCAGTGTCAGTGCCGGCCGGATCGATTGCATAATACCAGCGCCCGTTCCAGAGTTTATCAGGATCAAGATAGCTAGACACGAGCTTCGCCGCTTCTTTGTACTTGGCAATTTGCCCGAGCACCAGATCATTCAGCGGAGAAGCTGCTCGCGCTTTCAGCTGCGAAGCCTTTGCAGTATCAGGAAGAGCCCCGCAACCTAGCAGCCTGAAGAGTTGCTTCATTTGCACAGGGCTGCGAGGATTGAAATCAGGAGAGGAAAGCCAGTAACGAACCTTCTCCAGCAGGCTCTCAGCTTCTTGCTTCTTCGCTTCTCGCACTTTATGGAACTGAGCTTCGTCAACTCGAATGCCTTCAAGTGCAGCATTCAGCGAAGGGAAGTTCATCGGGAACTCGATGAGATAATTCCGCATCGCGTATTCTGGCATCTCAGCGATGATTGCCAAGAAAGAATTCAAGGTAGCCCACACGTCAAGCGCGTTATAACGCATCTTGTCTTCCATGCTGCCGGACTTGCCGTCATCTTTCCAGTAACGCATCTTGCGGAGCGCGAAGCTGGCAATGAAGTCCAGCTTCTTCGGCAGCTCAGAGTACCAGCAATGCATCAATGTGAGCGTATCCCAAAGCCAATTGTTGGGCATACAGTTCCAGCGAGCAAAGTACGTATTGTCGTATTGCCCGTTCTGAAAAATCTTCTGAGGGCTGCTGGCATTTGCCTTCTGCACGAAGCGCCAAGCCCATTCACTATTCATGTGGACAACAAAGATGTGCAGTTGCTTTGTTGTGTGGCTGTAAGCTGCATAGCCTACAAGCTCAATCGAGCGCATCTCGTCGCCGATTGTTTCAATGTCGATTGCACAGAGGTCACTGGCTTCGATGATTGCAAAGGCTTCATCAGCTGTGTGCTCAAAGACTTGCTTCCATTTGAAGTCTGTCTGGGGATACCAGCGCTCAGGCTTCGTCAACTTGGAGACATAACGATTAAGCATGAATCGCTCTTCCGGCACGGTGACAAGCCGATTGAGAGGATTCACTACAAGCAGTGGAATGTTGTACGGCAGATCAAGCCACGAACCTGCGTAATCATTCAGTGACAGCGCCTTGCGATTAGGCGGTGGAATGAAGTCAACTTGCGACCGAAGAGCTGCTTCAAAGAGAGTCTGCTGCGAACAGATAACACCGTCGATGTTATTAGACTTGCAGATCATTGCAATCTCTGTTGCATTCGGACGCTTGCTGAATGTGGTGCTGACTTGATGCCCTACAAGCGCAGGCAATCTGGCAAGCGTATGCATGTGCTCTTTGTCACCAAGATATTCGTCACCTACAAACAATAACTTCATCAGTCCTCCAGATAATAAAAAAGGGGGAAAAGATTTCTCTCTTCCCCCTTCAGCTTATGCCAAGTAACTTGGCATCAGGCCAGCATCAGGCCGGAAACATCGGCGTAGAACTTGTCCTTGTCCTGCTTGTCGGCGCGGCGCTTGACCTTGCCAGCAACGATCAGGTCTTTGCAGGTTTCCGTCACCAGCACCTGCAAATTGCGTTCGCCGAAATGCGCAGCCACCGGAATCAGCAGTTCCTTCATTTTGCCCATGCTGATTTCGTTGTCGAGGAAGTACAGCGTGCTGAACTTGGTTCCTGCTTTCGCCGGAGCTGCGTTCGGATCGTCCTGCTCGCTGCATTCGATCACCTCGAACGCCGCTTCAACGCAGTCCTTGTTGTTCACCTGCTTGATAGCAGTGTTGAACTTCATGGTGTAGACGCCGGACGGCGGCACTTCAAAGCCAGCCAGATCTTCGATGTCATCAATGCTCATGTCCAACAGATTGTTCATCTTCTTTCTCTCTTTCTTGCCTTCTTGGCGGTTATATGCCAGCAGGATTGCTGACAATTCGGAAGGTAGATCATAGCAAAAGATCTACCGGTTGTCAAGACCCTTCGATTACTCGAAGAGTTTCAAAAGTGTGTCGCCCGGCTTCAGATCTTTGCCGCTGCGACTTCCTGCCAAGACATTTGCCTTGGCAACAGAACTGCTCACCAGCCGATGCTGCTTGTTGACGATCTCGCAGTAGACGACATCGTCGAAGTATTTCGCAAAGACCTTGCTTGCATTGCTTGTTCCGCCGATTGGAACGATCTTCTTGCTGCCGTCTTCCATTTCCACCATTGTCTCGTGAGAGACAACAATGATATTGAAAGGAGCAACTTGAATCGTAGAGCCGATGCGCTCCAAGATGCGGCCTTGCTTGCCATACTCGTCCCAGCCAGCTTTTGCATCGAAGTTGTCCTTGGCAATCTGATCGCGCATAATGTAGTTCATTGCGCTCTCAGCAAGTTGCGAATAACTGTCGATGACAAGAATGTCACGCTCGACAGTCAGCTCGTTGATATCGATGGTTGCCTGCGAGGCTTCAGGATTCTTGCTGCAAATCGGGCAGCTGACTTTTCCGTGAGCATGACAGACAGTGGACTTGCCAGCTTTGAGCACCTTGAGCATTGTCTCGATGCCCATCGGGTAGGTTTGCTTGTCTGGAATCCGGAACAGCTCGATGTTGCCAAGCGTAGCAGGATCGCAGAGATCTGGATTCAGGAGTGTCTTGATCGAATCTTCCAGGTCGAAGTACCAAAGGCGATACTTGCTTGCCAGCTTGCCGATAGCTGCTGTCTTGCCAGACTTCGGCGGGCCGTAGATCAGGATGTGCCGAGCAGTTTGTGCTTTGTAATCAGAGAGCTTCATTGCGATGGGCCTTTCGCAGCAAAGACTGCAATCTTGTTCTTCAGTGCCAACTCTTCCTGATAGAGCTGATAAAGCTCCGGCATGTAGAGCTGGATGTGAACCAGCTGGTAATCTGGAATCATGAACGTGCGATCACGTTCCAACGTGGCGATCAAGTCAGCTTCCTCTTTCGGAGAAAGGCAATGAGGTTGATCGACTGCTGTCAGCACAGCAATCACAGCTTCAACAGCTGTGGTGCTGGGCATCCCTCGAAAGCACTTGTGCCCGAGGAGTTGATTCAATTCTTGGTGTGTCATCTTTCTCAGCCTTTCTGGTTACGTTGATGTTGACGTGCGAGAATCTGCGACAGCGTGAAACTGTAATCAACTCGCTCCGCTTCTTCGCCTGCTGGCAGATCTTTCGTGGTAGCATCGCCAGTCAGATTGCACATTCCAAAGAACTCGCAGCGACGACGGAAATCGTAGCAGCTTTCTCCGCGCTTCGGATAGAAGTTGATAGCATGGTACGTTGTCAGCGATGCATGATCCAGCCGCACATCGTTCAGCCATTCAGCTTTCAGAGATGTATGCTTTGTGAAAGGAAGCAGATTCCATTCACGGTCCGGGCTGCTGTAGACGCAATAGAAGACTTCGTAAGAAGTGTCTTCTCGCAGCATGTCAACAACGACAGCATAGCTGAGTGCTTGCGAACTGTTTGCGTAGATCGCTTCTTCGACGGCCTTCATGCCAGTCGTCTTGTTTTCTTGCACAGCAAGCTGGCCAGTCAGCACGTTCTCCAGAATCACGTCGATGTGGATGTAATGCTTGTAGCCATTCTCGAAGTCAATCGAGACAGACAGCTCGATAGCTGGCTTGCCATTTGGCAGCGTCCAGACACGCCAATCTTCCAGATATTCTCGATGGAAGATGGCGTATTTTTCGATAGCGATGCAAGCGTTCCACAAAGATTTGCGCACCTTGTCAGCTGACATGTCGAAAGGAAGACGCCACGCAAGCAAGCCATTCAAGATAGCTGCGTCCATGTCTCCGCCAGATGCCAGCCAAGCCTGCGCGCCGGAGCCGACAGCATGGCCGAACGCGAAGTCAATGTTGTTGCTTGCTTCGCCGCCCTTCAAAGCACGAGCCTTGATAAGCTGGAACTTGCGAGGGCAAGCATGAAGCTCTGACAACATCGAATAGCTGGTGACGTTGCGATAGCTTTGCAAGACACTGTATGCCTTGTCAACGGTGTCGGTAAATGTCAGATTGACATTCTGCAATTTAGCAAGGGCGGAGTCCATAATAGGTCCTCAAAAGGTAGATGGCGTAATCTTTTTCTTCTTGCGACAGGCTACGGAAGGTAGCAATGGTCAATGTTATCTGACGCATTGCCAAGATGTAATTCGATTGCAGCCAAGTAGCAACTTCAATGATTGCTGCTTGCTCTGCTCTCGTAACAGCTCCTTCGCCCGAGACTGGTAACGACATGCCAAGAATAGGCCACGGCCAATTGCGTTCTCCTGTTCTACAGCAGTACGCAAAGCTGCGAATAATGTCGTTGACTAGCGCCTTGCGCATTTAGAAATCATCCGCCGTTGCTTTGGGAATCCGCTTGGAGATTGTTGCCTTGCTTGCCCCGGTGATCTCCTTAGTAAGCTGCACGCCGACATGCTTCATCTGCCCAGCAAGCCAGCTCTTGATCTCTGCATCAGACAGCAGATGAACCAGCTCTTCGTACTGGATAGCGGAAGAATGAATTGCAGCAAGATGCCCCGCAAGCAGAGGGTCTTGCTTCAACAGGTTCTCTTGAATGTGCTGGATTCGACCTTGCACATCGAGCTTGATGAATTCCAATTCAGGGCTTGCCATTTTTCACCTGCCTTTTGAACTCTTGCACTGTAACAGTGTCGATCTTGCTTTCAACGACAGTCAGTTCTGCATCGTGATGCGTAACTGCTGACGTGCCGGGGATGATGCAAAGCTGCTGATCGCTAACGCGAAGTGCGAACACATCGCCGCGATTAACAACCTCATGCACCATTGTGCTGTTAAACAATCGCTTGCTTGGGATGCAGCGAATGTACAGCTCATCATTCAGCTTGAAGACGCGCATTGCGAAGATTCCGCTGTTGACGACGCAGGCGCTTGGCTTCTGCATTCGTGATTGCTTGCAGTTCAGCTTTCGCCGTCTTGTGAGGCGGAACAAAAGACTGCCGGCTTTGAGGAATGGCGATTACTCCGAAAGCTGCACAAAGTGCGGCAAGAGAAGGCTTCATGAAATATCTCCAAAGTTAGAAGAGATGGAAGAAAGGCCACGCTTGTTGCGCAGCAGGTTGAGATACTTGTGGCAGATGGCAGCAACCTTGGCAGAGTCGAAGGTTGTTTTCGTATCCAGTGCTGCATCCATCAGCTCAATGAATCGCACAGAATCGAATGCCATCGCCCAGCCAACTTGCTGCCAGAGATTCGGCCAGCAAGATGACAGCTCGATGCGAAGCGCATTGTAAGATTCCGGGAAGAGATAAGTCTTCTCCGTGATGTGCGCGTCAGGAGCAGCAGGCTTGTGCATTCTGCCGGGCTCATTATCTTCCGGCAGTGCGCTGCTGTAATCATGCGCTTCATGACGCGGAAGATTCGCAGCATCATCAAGCTCTGTTGCGAATCGGGTGGGAAGAACTTTTTTCACAGGAGTGCTCCAGCGTTGCGAAGACGGAAAGATACCTGAAGTTTCTCAGGCTCTCGCTTAATTTCCAACTTGCCATAACCCGGCAAGCCGATGGCAAGACGAAGCCGGTGAGCATTGGATTTCTCTTGCATCACCATGTTAACGATGGTAGAGATCATGTCTTTGTTAGAGACTTTGACAACTGTCCACTGACCAGCAGCGGAGTCAGCATCTTTGATCTTGTCCCAGATCACCTCGTACTTGCGCATTAGTCAGATTCCTCGATGATTGTATAATCTACATGCTTCCTTGCGGGGCCTAGCCAGAATGTTCCGCTACTTCCGTCGAAGCGTGCGCACAAGGAATCATCAGTGAGAGATTTCACTTCACGATGATACCGTGCAAGCTGCACGCGAAGCGAGTTAAATTCGCTGCGTGAAGATAAAGCGATGCGAAGTTTCTTGCCGGCGAATAAGGAACTGTAGAGTTCGGCCGGATTAGACACCGTGCCACTGAGCAATGGCTTGCTCTTGCATATGCTTGTCAGTCATCGAAGCAGTGAACTTGTAGAGTTCAAGATGCTCCGTTACCGATTCAAGCTGATTGGCTGTAGGAGAGAAGCAGAAATACTCCAGCCGAATAGCAAGATCTGCTTGCATGTGCTGAAGCACCGATTGGAAGCGGTCTTGCAGGGATGTGTGATGGCTGCGAACACGCAAGCAACGTGACACAGGAAGCCATTCAGCACCGTCATCGATGCGAACGCTGTTGTGTGCAATTGCAGTAATGACGCCGACAAGCACCTTGCCAGCGAAAGCATATTCGACTGTCTCTCTCAGCTTAAACATCTTGTCTTCTCCACGGTAAATCTAAAAGGGCCTGTTGCCAAGCCCCTTCGGATTTACAGCGCGGAGCTGAGATCCTTTTCTTCGGCCGTGATGTACTTCTTGGCCTTGTTGCACAGCGCCTCGTAGCACTGCACGTAGTCCTCCAAGTTCTCGGTCTTGGTAGCCCAGATGTTGAGCAGGTCCAGCAGCTTCTGGACTGCTGCCTTGTCGTTCTTGATGCGACGGAATTGCACCTTCAGATGCATGATGGCCAGATTGACACGCTTGGCATCGTAGCCCACCAGATCCACCATCGTGTGACGGTAGTCTTCCAAGAAGGCAGTCCAGTCATCATCGCTGATAGCAGGACCGCCGCGTTCACCCTTGGGAGTGTTGGCAATTGCAGTCAGCGTCAGCTTGCTGAGATCGAAGTCGTTGGCAGTGAAGTCCTTGTCAAGGCCGTTGGCTTCGCGCCAGTCGTTGATCTGGTTGCGAGCGGCGGTGTCGATCAGTGCGATCACGCCTTCCAGCAGCAGCTCTGCTTCTTTGCCGCCTTGCTGCAACGCAACGATCATGTCGGCGTAGGTGGGAATCGGCAGCGTTGCTTTCACATCGGGATGCTTGCGGCCGGTGCCAATCACCTTGCCTTCATCGTCACGCACCTTGTCGGTACGGAAGAAGAACGAAAACAGCTGGTTGCTTGCGGTGCCGGTTGCGATGACGGGTTGTTCCATCTTGATTTCCTTGGTTGGTTGATTGCCCTAAGAAGAATTTCCTAGGAGTATGTATTATGCACGATACCGGAGGGCGTGTCAACCCCCCGCCCGGCTTCTTATTAGAGCACTACTAGCGCTCGACCTTTGCTTCCCTGTACTTCGACAAAAGTTCCTTCCTCTAATTTAGTGAAGATTATAGGCACGTCATCAAGCCAAAGAGGCTCGACAACAGCTGCATCAGGAGACATGCCATGATCGAGGATAAGCTCCTTGCAGACAGCAGGCTTGAGCAATCGAGATACTTCCACAAGATTCGGCCGACGCTTGAAGGCGGTTTTGAAGGCAACTACCTGCCAAGCAATTGTCTTCAAGACGCTTGCTTCTTTGAGCGTCTCGACAATAAATTCATCTACTCGCATGGCTTCACCTCGATTGTCCAGATTGCAGCGTCAAGCTCCATCCAAAGATAGGGATCATCCTTGACAGCTGCTTCGACATCCTGCAAGGAGTCTTCTCCAACATCAAGCTCGACCTTGACAGTGACAGTAACAGCTACTTTCATTTCTTTGCCTTTCTAATCATCATGTCATCTGAGATGATGAAGCCGAATTTCCAGTACCAGTTTTTCAGCTCTTCGTTAGTCATCTCTCCACTGCTCAGAACGTCGAGAGCAAGAGAGGCTTTAATTGCGTCTGCTTCCTTGCAGATTTCTTGAAGTAGTTTAGTTCCGTAACCACGTCTTCGCATGTTAGGCTTGACGAGCACAGCAGTGATAAAATAATCGAAATAGCACTCGTGGCCAGCAAAGATAACATCTGCGGTTCCTGCGATGCTGCCATCATCTGCGACGACTTTGTAACAAAGCTTCATTCTGCCTTCTCCTGAAGTCTCGAATTGAAGAACTCCAGCTTCGCAGCGAGAGTATCGCCCTTGATGCGCGGCTTAGCTGCGCTCTTTGCCAGCAGCTTCGGAGGCATCACGATGTAAAGCTCTTCCGCTGCGCGCGTGATTGCAGTGTAGATAAGTTCGCGAGAGCACATTGCTGCATGGCAATCGTGTGTGATGATGAAGACTCTCCGGCACTCGCTGCCTTGCGCTTTATGCACGGTGGTTGCGTAGGCAAAAGAAGCTCCATTCAGCTCTGCTGATTTGGTAAGCGTCTCTTCTTCGTCAGTGTCAAGGAAGAGAACCTTGATGCAGTGACTTGCTTCCGTCGTCCGATCTTCTACTTCAGCAGCATGTGCAAGCATCAGATCAATGTCATCATCAGTGATGTCATCACCGAAGCCCCCATCGCCAGTTCCACCTGCTCCCCAGCGATTCATTGTAGTGCTAGCTGGTTGCGGATGCTTGCCAAGATAACGAGGATTGCGAGTGATCTCAAGGATGATCGCTTCTTGCTTGTCCACCAGCAGCTTATCGCCAACTGCAAAGTAGAATTTATTGAAGCCTGCAATCACTTCATGCACCATCTTGCCTTGCGTCTTGGAGATGTGATTTGCAATCGCCAGATTAAGTTCGTCTGTTCCGAAGCTCTTATTCCAAGGGCAGAGAACAAGGTCTTGCTCTGGATCATAATCGCCTGATGCCATCCACCTGCCAAGCTGGCTTTGCATCACCATCAAAGCATCTTCCTTATCCAGCACCTTCTTCCAAGGATGCAGAGTAACTTTGCCTCTGCCTTCTCGATAGAGAGTAGTCTTGTTAGAGACATTCAGCAGATCGATAGGACCGCCTTCGATGGTGAAGACTTTATCTCGAATGTCTGCTTGCAAGGAAGAGAAGTTATTGTCCTTCACTGCCAGAGCAAGCGAGATGATTGGAGATTCCAACGCTTGACGATAGACGCGAGTCAGCTCGATGATCGGAAGCTGAAGAAGCATCTTCCCCAAGATAGCTTGTCCATAGACGGGCGGAAGCTGGTTGAGATCACCAAGGAAGATGAATTGCACTTGCGAAGGATCAGGCAAAGCTGCAAGCAATTCATTGAAGTAATCGATTGACAGCATAGATGCTTCATCGACAACAATCAGCTTGAGAGATCCGGGAAGAGGATTGAAGCGATTACGACCGGGAGCGAATCGCATCTTGTTAACTTCAATCTCCTTCTCTGCATCCCATTCTGTGTAATACTCTGGCTCGTATTCCACCAGCTTATGAAAGGTGATGCAATGCGGCTTGAGATATTCAGGCATCTGCTTTGCAATGTTCCTGACTGCTCTTCGCGTGTAAGAGATAAGAGCCACGCCCGGAGCACCTGCTGCAAGATGCTTGGTTGCTACATGCAATGGCGGAATCTTGTGGCCTTCGATCATGCCTTGCAAAATAGCCTTCAGCGTTGTTGTCTTTCCTGTCCCGGCCGCACCGATCAGATTGAAGCTCCTTCCATAGAAGCCATAATCGATTGCCATCTGCTGCTCAGGATTCCATGTCATCGAGCTGTTTGTCTTGACAGAAGAAGGCATTGCAACTGCTTGCTTCAAGCCAAGAGCTGCAATGCGAGTTGCTTCTTCTGCTTGTAGCTTCTCTGCTTTGGCAACCTTCGCTGCTTCGACAAGAGCTTTGGCTCGCTCGATGCTTGCGAGCATTTGTTCGCGGTTCATTTCTTTCCTTCGTAAGGCTTGATGCAGCCGGTGTAATAATGACAGATTGCCAGATCATTCGTCAATCTGTTATGCTCTTTCAGGTAACGCTTCTTGCCGCCCGGCAAGCTAGCCCACCAAGCCTTTGCAGCTTTGATCGTCTCTTCGCTGTAATGAGATTTTTTCATTTTGCGGCCTTCTTCTTTTGTTCGTTCAGATACCAGAAAGCTCTGGCTTTGATGTAAGCTACTTTATTGGGGAAGTCTTTTTCTTTCGGCTCTTCAGTCGAAGCTGGAGCTGCTGAGACTGACCTGCTTTCGATCAGCTCTTCTTCCAGATCCATCTCCTCGAAGTCAACAGAGAAGGCTTCTTTATTGTCGGCCCATGTCTTTTGAATGAGATTAAGTCTCTCTTCTACTGCTTTCATCATGCCAGTTCCAGCAGGGCATTCAGAGAGAATGATGTCGATGAGAAGCTGAATGTCTTCCTTCTCGAAGAGAAGAATCTTCTTCTCGCTGCCAAGGAAGAGCGTAGCCATCCAGCCTTGAGCATCTGCTTCGTATTTCGCTGGCAGATAAGCTCGCACCCATTTGAAGAGTTCTTTATTTGTAATGGGTGCGACCCAGCCAGACCGCAGCTTCTTGAGAGCGTTATCAGCCATGAAGCTATCCATTGCTTCGGCCGGTGTGCGAGAGCTAGTCTCGTATTCATGCTTGATCTCGAAGCAGAGATCGAGATAAGCCTTGATGCCAGAAAGAGATCTAGTCTCTTTCGTTATTCGATAAGTTGGGAATTTGAATCGCTTGCTTTCAAGCTGGAATTTCCAGTAAGCAAGAGCGAAGAGCGCAGGAAGATTCGTCTGCACAATCTCGTACTCTGGAAGGCAAGGAGCTTTGAACTCAATGCTTCCAAGCTGATCGAGAATTGCTACAAAAGCTGCTCGAAGATTCGTAGCATCTGGATCTTCGATTCTCGCTAGCTTTCGCTGCTCGCTTCTCGCGAAAGCAAGAAGCCGCACGGGCGGAAGCGAGAAGCAAGGGTGATAAAAGATGCTCTCTTTCCACGCTGCTGCATAAGGCAGCGCCCCGAAGGAAGAGATGCATTCAAGATTAGCAATCTTGAGTCCTGTCTTTTGACAGTAAAGGGCAGTCATTTGATTTAAGCTCCTAGAAGAACTGGAAGGATTGTGAAGCAGAAGAGGATGAAGCAGAAGAGAAGGAATTCTTTCATTCTTTCACCCAGATTATGTCTTGCTTGTCTGCTCGCTGCGCTTGAATGCAGGATGGTGCCAAGGCTCCGCAAAGCTGGATCCGAAACGCACAGCCAGTACAAAGGTACTCAGCTTCTTGCAGCGGAACTGCTTTGTATTGAGATTCTCCGTCAGAGAATCTCTCTTGGATGCAGGTTCCTTCAAATTGAAAGACTTCTGCATGCGGAACTCGCTCGCCCGAATCGAGAACTGCAAACCTGCCGCTGAAGCCAGCGACAGTTACTGGCGTGCCTTGATAATCTGCTTTGATTTTCATTTCAGGCTCCTGAGATAAGGAAGAAACAAAGCCAGAGCAAGAGGATTGCTCCAGCAAGAGAGAGAAGGAAATCAATTGCTTTTTTCATTTAGACTGCCTTGATCCAGATGAATCTTTTACCCTCTTCGACGCAAGGGAGCTGCGAAGCGGTAAAAGAAAAGCATCCGGGCTGTCCAGCATCTTCGTTAGATTCGAAGAAGCAACCAACACAGCTTTCACTCCCCAGCTCAGGAACTCGCTGCAAGGTCAATTCCGCCGTTAAAGCAGGAGCAGCTTCTTGCTTCTTGATTGGCACAAAGTTAAAGAACTTTATGCCTTCTTCAGAGACGCAATCAGGCGCTCCAAGAGCGATGCATCCTTTGCCGGGATGATCGAAGATGCACTTCTCGCAGCCACCGATTAGGGTAGTTTCTTCTTGGATAAAGCCTTCTCGAATCTGTCGCATCAGATTCTTGAAGAAGCTCTCAGTAACGCCTTCAGGATGATGGATCATCGTGTGAAGGAGCGTTCTGTTCTCTTCAGTATCTGGGAGAGCATTCTCGAAAGCAATGAAATCTTCCGGCCGAAGATCTTGATTGACCCACAGCTTCTCAATCTTTCCATCCTGCATGGATGCGCCGATTCTTGAGATAACTCCAGAAGCAATCTCATTCGAGCGAATCCAGATGATCGAATCTCCGAGTTTCATGATTAACTAACTCCATCAGCTAGAGGTTAAGAGATTAAGAAGCTATCTAGCTATTCACTTCTTAATTAAGCGCCCAAGAGATTCCCTAGGCTTTTCTATGTTAATCGTTTCTGAGAAAAAAGTCAATAGGGGTTTTCCCCTAGATTAAATCTTAGCTTCATTAATTAGAGAGATGAGATGCTAACTTCATAATCGGAGCCTGAGCTTGTAACACTGTAACACTGTAACACCCCCGTCCCTCGCCCGAAGGGTCGATTTTCTTAGTATCTTTTTTGCAAAAGCCAGCGCAGGAGAGGGGGGCTATGATTGATATACATAAGAAGGGGTATTTAATTTTTTAATAATAAATTATAAATACCCCCTATAAGGTGATAACTAAGCAGGCAGCTAAGAGGGCCAGATTGCAGACTAGATACTAAGATAATTGACCGATGCCCCAAGGGAGGCCCCTGTTACACTGTTACACTGTTACAGACTCAGGCAACGAATCTCATCTTAGCATCTCTTTTGTCTCCAATCAATCAAGCTAAGAGAGAAAAGGAGAGAGAAAGCAGCTAAGACGGGGAAGAGAGAGAAAGCAGCTAACGAGGAATGGTTCTAGCACCGGATTGCGAAACTGCTCAGGTTGTCCTTTTTAATTACCAAGTCTCTTATCTTCCATCTTCCAATTAAGAACACTTCAGACAGCTGGGCCGCGATTAGCGATGATGCTTGCTGCTTCGAGCCTTGCTTGCTCTTCTACTCTCTAATACGAGAGCTTCTTAACAGGAGAGCTTCTTATTAAGCTGCTTTTATCTAGTTTGCTTCGCAAAAGGGCAACGAAAATCAGTGCTTCACTAACTTCCTGTCTCGAAACAAAGGGCACTCCAATGCTGATACTTCAACTTGGGGATGCTGCGCCCCCAAGCCCCAGCCCCCGGCGATAGCTTCTACTAGCATCTCCTCTCTCTAGCAACGCGTGCCTTAACAAGCGGTCAACTCTCTCTACTACTGCCGGGGCCCCACTGTTTATCAAGAGGGGAGCTCCTGTTACCAACTGTTACAACTTTCTTATCTGGAGAGCTTGCTTTTCCCTTATAATACAAGCACGGCACAAACCGGCGCCGATTTTAAAGTCCGGTTAAATCTAGGAGTTTCGATCATGACGACTGTTACCGCTTTTCAAGTTCTCACCGTTCAGCCGGCAAAGCTGGAGAACGACCAGCATTGTGTTTTTTGGCGCCGCCGGTCCACGAAGCAGAACCCTGTGAAGCCGGAGAACGCATTTCGCGGAGTGGTCATCCCCGCTGATCTGTTGAGAATCCCAGAAGCTGTTCGAGTACGCCCCTTTGATGCACTACTGCAGGCGACAATCTATCAGCTGGCGAATGAGAAGTTTCAAAGCATGATCGAGGAAAGCCCGGACCTGAAAAGCGTGGAAGCCGAGGAAATCGATATTCACGCCGTAATGGCATTCTACAAACAGAAACAAGACGCCGCTGCCATTGATGGAGCAAAAATCCTCGAATGGCTTTTGTCTTCGGAAACATTCGGCATTTTGACTGAGCGTCAACAACTGACCTGGAAAACGAAACTTCCAAAGATCGCAGCACCTTCTTACGCTGGAATCTTCACCCAAGGCGAAGCCGCCGCCATCGTTGCACGCTTCACTGCTGGCGATGCAGACTCAGACATCGGCGAATTTATCCTGACAAGATGCAATGCGATCATCTCGAAAGTATCTCAAGAGGACGAATTCTAAACAACCAAAGCAGGAGCATCCAATCATGAACAATCACCAAGCACGAGAAGCCGCAAGACTTGCAGCGTTGAGAATCGCAGACGGCGCAAGCCCTGACGATCTCGGACATGTTATTTACTACCCCGACGGTAGCGTGGGAATATCAACACCACTGCCTGCAGGGAGCGATCTCGCAGGATACACCGAAACATATTACACCCTGCGAACTCTGCTGCAAGCGACCGCACAGAAGCCGGAGCCCAGTATTGCAGACGTTGACGGTTATCTAAAGATGATCGTAACTGCAAAGCACCCGATCACCGGAAAGCCGGTTAATGTGCAAGTAGCATCTTTCCCGTGTTTCTTCTCTCAGCGCGAAGAGGCAATCGCGCAACTTGAGAAGGAGCAAGGACCGCAACGGATGGAGTTCACGAAATTCATCTGGAAGTCACACGTTTACTTCTAAACACTACGAAGCCAGTCTAACCAACTGGCTTTTTTCTTTCCCGTTATATAAGCAACTCCTTATATAAGCCAAAAAAAAATTTCTCCACTCCGCTTCGCTCCGTTCCGAAATTAGCTGCTTCGCAGCTTAACAGTGTGCTTCGCACAAAGGCATTGATTTATTTATCTAGTCTGCTTCGCAGATCGCTACTCTTAGCTTCTTTCCAAATTGCTCCGCTTCGCTTTGCTTCGCTCTGCAATTCTCCACTACGCTAAGAGAAGCTAAGATGAAGAGGAAGCATCGTGCTGTAGAAATAGAAACAATCTCCATTACGCTTTGCTTCATTCCGATTATTTCTATTTCTCATCACGCTGCGAAACCTCGGCTGCTGCAAAAATCTCTCGCTTCCTTACTGCGATTTTGCCATCTCTCAGCCTAAACTAGCAGCTTTCTTCTCGCTTTCTCGCTTCTTTTCTCTCGCTTCTCGCTGTCTTTTCTCTTCTTTCTTCGCTTCTCGCTCACTCTTGCGAGCATTTCTGCTTCTCTTCGCTACGAGAATCTGCGATTCTCTCCGCTTCTTTCTCTCTTCTCCCAACAATTCAGCCCCGGATGCGCTTAGCTTCAGCTCATTAACAAGCATCTCAGCTCTCGCTCGCTACGATTCTCTACGAAAATCTTCGATTTTCTCCTGAGAATCTTCGCTTCTTTCTCTCTTCGCTTCGCTTCTCTTCGCTTCGGCGGATCATCTTTCTCCGCTTCTCTTCGCTTCTCGCTTCGCTGATGGGGATTCTTCTTCATTTGGCCGCGTCTCTAAACAAGAGCTCTGCAAACTCCAGCAAGATCCAGTCTGATACCTGGGGGGTACTAACCCTTTTTGACTGCTCACGACGGCTGTTCATCTAAGAGACCTGCAAAATTTTTCTAAACTTTTTAAGCATCTACATCCTAGCTGCCTAAGCATCTTCCATTACAAGCATCTCCCCTTTATACTGCAAGCATGAAAGACCAGATCATTGAAATGCTTGGCCGCGGCATCCCAGCTACGCAAGTAGCGGCGGCTGTTGGTTGCGATGACTCTTACATCTCGCAGCTCCTGGCGAGCGAAGAGGTCTCGCAGCAAGTCTCGGAAGCAAAGGCAAAGAACTTCTCCGCCTTCATTGCTCACGATAATGACATCAACGCAGCCGAAGAAGCAGCGCTGAAGAAGGTCGTCGGTCTTGTTCCCTTCATCACGAAGCCTTCAGAAGCTGTTCGTGTCTTCTCGGTGCTCAATGCTGCCAAGCGGCGAACAGCTGATGCTGCTTCGAACTCGCAAGCAGTTGCTCAGACTGTCTCACTCGAGTTGCCAGCTGCGGCTCGTGTGCGATTTACTCTCACGCAAGACAAGCAGGTCATCGAGATCGAAGGGCGAAGCATGGCTACCTTGCCAGCCAAATCGTTGGCAGCTCGCCTGGAGCAGCGGAATGCTGCGCGCCTGCTGACGAGCGAAATTCCTGCTTCGCTGCCTTTCACTGTCACCAACGTCGGCGATGTTCCGCTGGTCGAGAAGCTGTGAAGAAAGTATCTCTTCGAAGAATGCAATCAACAGAGCAAGGCACTCCAGGTGTCTTCTCTTTTGGTAGCACTTCGGTCTTCTCGCTTGAGCTGCCCTGGCTCAACAATGCCAAGAGGCTCTCTTGCATTCCTGCTGGAACCTACCAGCTTGCTTGGAAGCGCTCTCCGAAGTTTGGTCTCGTCTATCACGTTCTTGCTGTTCCTGCTCGCTCTTCAATTCTCATCCATCCGGCGAATTTTGCTGGAGGCTCCGGCTTTGACACAGAGCTTCATGGCTGCATTGCTCCTTGCATGCGGCTTGGTCGGCTGCGGAACTCGCGTGGCGTGATGCAACTCGCTGGCTTAGTAAGTCGTCCGGCCGTATCAGCATTTCATGCCTGGGCTGCTGGCGAATCTCTTGAACTGGAAATATCATGATCTCTGCAATCCTCGCAATTCTCGGAAGCTCTACTGTCGGCTCTCTGCTCGGCGGCATCTTCGCGTTGCTGAATCGGAAAGCAGATCGGGAAGCTAAGCTGGTCGATAATCAGCACGAACTGGCGATGGCTCAGCATCAGCTTGCTTTGCGGGAGAAAGATCTCGAGATCGCAAAGCAAGAAGCGCAGGGCCGCAAGGAAGTTGCAATCATCGAAACTGATGGCATCGTTGAAGCTGAGCGCATGAAGGCTATCGCAGCTACTCAGCTTGCTGATCAGATTTCTCCTGCTGAGCTCAAGGCAGCTGGTGGTATGCGTCCTCTGCTTGTCTTTGCTGCTGCCAGCAATCGGTTGATTCGCCCGTTGGCAACAGTCCTGCTGGCCGGATCGGCTATCTACATCAATCACCTGCTGTTGCAGTATTTCACTGCTAACTGGTCGCAGCTGACTACGGCTCAGCAGTTCGAGATTTCCATGCAAGCATTCGCCTGGCTCACAGGTCAAGCATCGGCCGTGCTCGGCTATTGGTTTGTCTCTCGCGGCACTTCTGTCAAGTAATGCAAGAACTTACCACTGTCGGTGTAAGCAGAGATGAAGCGATCTCTGCCGCCAAAGAAGATCTCAACTTCTTTGGGGCTCTCTGCTTGCCTGACGTTTTTGTCTATCTCTTTCCTCCTGTCTTTCTTGCTATCTGGCAGTTGCTCACTGACGGAGCGAAGAAGCAACAAGGACAGGATAAGTTAGCTATCGGGCTTCCTCGCGGATTCGGCAAGACAATCCTGCTGAAACTCTATGTTGTCTGGCTGGTCCTCTTCAGCGATCGTCGATTCATCCTGGTTGTCTGCAACACAGCTGCGTTGGCTGAGAACTTCGTTGCAGACGTTGTTGACATTCTAGATTCTCCTAACATCAAGCGTCTTTTTGGTGACTGGAGAATTGGGCTGGAGAAAGATACCCAGCCTCTCAAGAAATTTGCTTTTGCTGGTCGTCCTGTTATCCTGGCAGCTCTGGGTTCCGGTAGCTCTCTTCGCGGCCTTAACATCAAATTCGTGCGTCCTGATTGCATTATCATGGATGACATGCAATCTCGCGAAGAAGCTGAGTCTCATATCGAAGCAGCTAAGACTCTTACCTGGATGCTCGGCACGCTGCTGAAAGCTAACAACAAGACGCGCTGCCAATTCATCTTCGTCGGGAACATGTATCCGTTCGATGGGTCTATCCTGAAGAAGTTGCGCAGCAATCCTGCCTGGTATTCTTTCATCTGCGGAGCTATTCTTGCCGACGGTCAGTCTATCTGGCCTGAACTGCGATCAGTAGAAGACATCATGGATGAACTGGAGAATGATACCTCCATGGGGCATCCTGAGATTTTCTACTCCGAAGTCATGAACGATGACGAAGCAGGGAACAAGGCAGGCATCGACATAACTAAAATCAATGTCTTCAAAGAAGACGAATTCGATGGACTGCCGCAAGAGCCTGAAGCAGGCTTCGTGCTTATCGATCCTTCTGCCGGCAAACGTAAAGGTGACAGCGTTGCTATCGGAGCTGTTCTCATTTTCGATGGCAAGCCAGTCTTGCGAGAAGTTGCTGTCGATGCATTCAATCCGGCACAGCAGGTTGACATGTGCTTGAAGCTTTGCCTCAAGTACGGGCTGACAGCTATCTTGGTGGAGTCTGTTGCTTATCAGGCAACACTGGCTTTTTGGATTCACCAGGCCAAAGAGCGGCATGGTATGCATGCTGTACAGGTGCACGAGATTTATCCTGGTACCAATACCAAGAATTCTCGAATCATCAATGCACTGAAGCTGCTTACGTCCGATGGCGGGCATCTTAGCGTGCATCAAGAGGTTTACGCTCGCATCGTGCATCAGATTACTCACTGGAATCCGCTGCGCACAAAGAACGTCGATGATCTGCTAGACATTTTAGCTTACATCTATCCTGCAATACAAGAGTTTGGACTCGCCTTGCAGCGGCCGTTATCTTCTGGAGCTGTCGAGCAGGTGCTGGCAGCTTTTGCTTCTGATCTTTCTGTTGCTTTTTAAGGAACCATTGTGGCTACCTATCGTCCCAAACCTGCCCGTGTCAACAATCCTCCGCCGATTCCGCATGAATCACAAGAGTCGCTTGTGCGATATGCTTGCGAAGTCTTGCGTGTCATGGGCACGAACTACAACATGCGCGCGCGAATGCAAGAGATCGATCGCGCTTACATTCGCGAAACAGATCTCACTGCGACGCAGCAAAGAGCAGCAGCTGCAAACGCTGCAGGCGATGCCAGCAAAGTGCAGAATGTGGTCCTGCCTGTTGTCGAGCCGCAGGTGGAATCGCAGCTCACGACCTTGTCGGAAATCTTCCTGACGAGCTATCCGCTGTTTCCAGTCATCAGCAAGCCGCAGCAAGCAGATGCTGCCTTGCAGATGGAGACAGTGATCGGCGAGCAGGGCGTTGAATTCGGCTGGGCTGCTGAGTTGCTTGCTTCCATGCGCGATGGACTCAAGTACAACGTACTTGCTGTCGAGGTCGAGTGGACCGAGAAGCGTGTTTACACGGTCGAAAACAACGCGCTGCAAGACATCAAACATGGCACTCCGACGGAGACGTTGTTTGCTGGCAATGCGATCCGCCGAATCAATCCCTACAACCTGATCGCTGATGTGCGTGTCGCTCCGCACGAGGTTCACACGAAAGGTGAATACGTCGGCCACATGGAGCTGGTATCTCGCGTGCAA